CTTCAAGCAATTACAAGTTGATATAAATAGTCAAGTCATATTATTCTATATAAAGACATGGATACTGAAGCACTCAAGAAAAACTTTGAAGAGCAACTTGCTCAAGCAGATAAGCAAATTGCAGAACTAGAATCAAATCTAGTCAAAGCAAAAGAATATAAACTGAAACTGCAAGGTGGTTTGGAAACCCTAACTCTCCTAGAGAAAGGTGAGGAAGGAGCAGAAGAAGAAACAGCAGCAGAATAAGTCCTAGATCCCTTCTTCCTAAATAGGTAAGAAGGGATTTTTGTGTGTAATGGCATCTCCAAATTCAAGAGCTGATCTTATCACATATTGTAAGAGGCAGCTTGGTGAGCCTGTCCTCCAAATCAATATTGATGACGAACAGGTAAATAACGTTATTGATGATACTATTCAGTTCTTCCAAGAGAACTGCTATAACGGTATGGAGAGATGCTATCTATCTCACGAAATTACTGCTGACGACATTACTAGATTTGGAACCACAGTACCTACAACTGGCGGTGTTGATACCCAGTGGAATGAAGCAACTAACTATCTTCCCATTCCACCGCACGTTGTAGGTATTACAAAGGTATTTGGTCTTGTTAGCAATTCAATCCGTTCAAATCTTTTTGGCGTTGAATATCAATTATATCTAAATGATCTTTATGCTTTTGGATCTATTGATATTCTAAATTATTTTATGACAAAGCAATATCTAGAAACTCTAGATATGGTTCTCAATAATGGTTCTTTCCAACAGTTTAGATATACTATGAGAAGGGATCGTTTATATTTGGATTTAGATAAAGACTTCCTGAATGAAGGTAAGTATCTTCTTATTGAAGCTCATAGACTTATTGATCCTAATGATGCTACAGAAATGTATAATGATATGTTTGTGAAGAGATATGCTACTTCTCTAATGAAGAAGCAGTGGGGTATGAATCTTATCAAATATAATAACGTTCAATTGCCTGGTGGTATTACACTCAACGGCAGGCAGATTTACGAAGATGCTATCAAAGAGATTGAGAAGATAGAAAGTGAAGTTTTGAGTAAGTATGCAATTCCACCTATGGATTTTATAGGTTGAGTATCATGAAAAAGTATTATTGTTACGCTTACTTGAGAGAAGATGGATCTCCATATTATATTGGAAAAGGAACTGGTAAAAGATTACATTCGCCATCACATAATGTAAATTTACCTTTACCAGAAAGAAGAGTTATAATAAAAGATAACCTAACGAACGACGAAGCTTTGCAGTTAGAAAAAACTCTTATAAAAAAATATGGTCGCAAAGAAAATGGTGGTATTTTATACAATAAAACTGATGGAGGAGAAAACCCACCTATATCAAAAAAAGGACAGCAAAATAGAATTAATGGAATACAAAATTATTGGAATAATATATCAGAAGATGAAAGGAGAAAAAGAGCAGAAAAAATTTCAAATACGAAAAAGAAAGCAGCAACAAATCATTTACCGACAGTACCAGTATTTGTAGTTGAATTAAACAGATTATTTAAATCAATTAAAGATGCTGCGATAGAGACAGGATGTGATCATAGTCAAATTTCAAAATGTTTAAGAGGAAAAGCAAAATCATCTAAAGGTTTCCATTTCATAAAAGCAGAATAATGCCTACTAGTCCCTATTTTCCAACTTACTATCAGGGAGATTCTGGAGAGCAAAATCTCTACCAGGATCTTGTTGATGAACAAATAAAGTTATTTGGTACTGACATTTACTACATGCCAAGAACTATTTTGAGAGATAATACTCTTGATGATATTATCTATTCAAAATATCAAAGTCAGTTTCAGATTGAAATGTTGCTAAGTAATGTAGAAGGTTTTGGAGATAGTTCAGAATTTATTAGTAAATTTGGATTGAGAATTACTGACGAAGTAAAGTTCAGAGTCTCTACTAGAAGATGGGATGAAGCAGCTGCTCCATACAACTTGACTGTAAATGGCAGACCAAACGAGGGAGATCTTCTCTACTTCCCACTAACTCAAGATTTGTATGAAATCAAATTTGTAGAAAGAGAAAGTCCTTTCTATCAGTTTGGTAAGATTCAATTCTATACTATGACTGCAGAAATCTACGAACTAGGGAGCGATGACATTTCAACTGGCGTTGCCGAGATTGATGAAATTGAAACCTTATTTAGCAGTGCTATTGCTCTCACTCTTTCTGTGGGTGGGACTGGAAGCTATACAGTTGGGGAGACAGTTACGGGGACGACAACGGGCATTACCGCAGAAGTCAAGTCTTGGGACGAAGCGACACGCATCCTCCAAGTCATCAACAGAACAGGAACCTTTGCTACTGGGGAAGCAATAACTGGTAATGATAATGGTGCTGTCTGGGTTGTTGGTACATTTGACACTCTAAATAATACCAACAGCGAATACGATCAGAATAGAGAGATTGAGGATTTTGCTGATAATATTATTGATTGGACTGAAGGCAATCCATTTGGTGAGTTTGGAAATTATACAGGTAGTATCTAATGTTAGGATCACATTTTTATAACGAGATTACAAGAAAAAATATTATTGCATTTGGTACTCTTTTCAATAATATTTCACTAAAGAAGAAAGATCCTCAATCTGGAGATGTTCTAGAAGAGGAAAAAGTTCCTTTGGCATATGGTCCAAAGCAAAAGTTTCTTACTAGACTGGAACAGAATCCAGATGTTGGCAGAAAAGTTGCAATTACTTTGCCTCGTTTATACTTTGAGATGACAGGAATTGATTACGATCCTACCCGTAAAACATCACCGATTCAAAAATACAAAGCAATCGTTGATGATAATGGTAATGAAGTCAAGGTTCAATATGTTCCTGTTCCTTACAATATGAGTTTTGAACTTGGTATTATTGGAAAGTCGCAGGATGATGCTCTGCAAATTATAGAACAGATTCTACCATATTTCCAACCATCATTCTCTATTACCATCAACATGATTCCAGACATGGATGAGAAGAGAGATGTTGCAATCGTATTGAATAATATCAATTATGAAGATGAATGGGATGATAGTTTCTTACAAAGAAGATATATTGTATATACCCTAAACTTTACTGCGAAGACTTATTTCTATGGACCATACAGTCAATCAGATATCATCAGAAAGGCGACTATCTACGAAACAATTGGAGATCTTAGCGTTAATAGAAGAACAATCGAAAGAACATATACACCCAAAGCAGTTACTGATATCGATGGCGACGGAGATATTGATGCGCAAGATGATGCCTTGCTGACTGCAGACGATGATTTTGGTTTTAATGAAGGGATTGAATACTTATGAGTCTAGAAGAGAATATGGAAGAACTTTTGAATATTAGCGCAGAGGTTGTAGAAGAACCAAAGCCTGTCAAAAAGGAGCGTGAAGCAGACAAGGATGACCGCACAAAAGATTATGAATATACCAGAGGTGAGTTATACACTCTCATAGATCAGGGTCAGGAGGCGGTCAGAGGCGCTTTAGAGGTCGCTCAGGAGTCAGGGCACCCTAGAGCATATGAAGTTGCTGTAGCGGCGATGAAACACGTCGCAGACATGACTGAGAAACTCCAAGATCTTCATAAGAAAATGAAAGATCTTGATGCAGAACAAAAGAAAGGTCCTACTTCTGTTACTAATAACGCTATGTTTGTAGGCAGCACTACTGAGTTACAGAAGATGCTGAAAGAGATGGGTGGTGGTAAACGATAAATAGTAAAAAAGCAGATCCATGTATATCAAACCTTTAGCACCAAAAGAAGAGATTCCTGTATTAGGATCTGACATTTCTTCTGCTTCCCTGATTTCCATTTTAAATAATTCTGGAGCTCCTTGTCAGATTAGAATTGATAATGGAGAACTGATTGCTAATCAACCAGTAGTTGCTTTAGCAACTGGGGAAAGGGTTTCTATTGCAAAAGATCCTGGTGATACTATCTACGCAGAAGATTTGACAGGAACTTCTGTTACTGATGTATTTGCAACTAAAATCGCATACGGAAACTAATGGCACAGTGGAACAAGCAGGACCAAGCATATAGGGTTCAGGACACAACAAACTTTGAAGTAGTGATGATTGCTGATGAAGACGGCAATCCCATCAACTCGTTTGGTGCTGCTTCAAACATTCCCATCTCTGGCGGACAGATTGCTGGATACCAATACATCCATAAGTTTGGTGCTAACACAGATCTAACAAATGGTGCTTATGAAACCATTTGGGATGGCAGCAACTTGTATCCTTGGGCGACTATGGATACTGCTGCCACCACACTAACAACAAATGCTGATGCCCTGAATAACGGAGCAGAAGTTACCATTCAAGGTCTCAACGAAAACTGGGAACTAACAACAGAAGTTCTCACACTTGACGGCACAGCACAAACAACACAAACATTATGGTCTCGTATATTCCGTGGTTATTGTTCTGGATCACAGGCATTAGGTGCTGTCTTCACATTATCCAAGAGTGCTACTGTAG